TGACGGAGAGCCATATGTTGTTGTGACGCTTTGTCCCAAGGGTTGCATTCCGCCATTGTTTGCTCCTGCTAGTTTTTCTTGTGTACGTCCGAAAGCCGCAACACCAATAATAGCACCCATAGAGAGGTGAAATAAACCTGCGCCTTGCAAGGTGATGGGTTGCCATGCTGTCACAGGTTGTTTCAATGAGGCTTGTAAAATGCTCCACAAAATAGGAAAGATAATAAAGTCTGTTACACATGTCAACATATAAATCCAACCCATCATCGGACGCCATTTAGCGTTCATCCAGTCTTCTTTCTTCTGTTCACTAACACTTAATTTGGCGTACTCTTTAGCGGTTGTCATTTATCTTCTTCCTCTTTGTTGTGCTTGTAATTGATGTTGTTGATTCATGTCTTCTATATGTTGAGACAATAACATAATATACAATTCACGTTCAAAAGGAATCATATTCTCTAATGTTTCCAAGTCATATTTATGATGTTGCATTAGAGAAAAGTTAGTCTGGTAGTAAGTCGCTAAACTTTCTCCCCCCATCAGAACCCGAAAAAATTCTGCAATCCCTCCATTGTGATCTCATCATCACAATTACATTTTTTACAAGTCCATTTTACTTTGTGTTTTAATTTTGGCATTAACTCAAAGAATTTTGTTAGTTTCAAGTATTGATCTTGATTCAAGTTTTCAATAAATTCTAACAATTCTTTCTTTGTGTAATCTTCTTTTTTGTAGACATTTTCGTTATCAAAAATATATTCAATACTGTTGATAATAGCATCTGTTGCAATGTCCATCTGATTCTTACCCTCAACACCTTTACTGGCTTCAATCGCCATCGTAACGTTAGGGTATTTCAATTTAATGCCGATACCAGTTTCTTCGTCCAACACAATTTTGTCTGTGTGATCTTCAGACTTAAGGACTTCAACTTCTAATAAGTTTAATTTGGCGTCTGTAATGCCATCACACTCTTCAACATTAGAATTCGATCCTGTTGGATGACGTAATTTCAAATCGATTGTTTCTCCAATTGATTTTGCTCTGAGTCTCATAAAGAAATACTCTAAGTCAAATGTTGGAATTTCATCTGGATTGATTTTATCAAGAGCGCAATTGTTAACAATTTGTTTAATTGCTAACAAAACTGATTTTTGATCTTCTGATTCCATTGCAAGCAAAAGAATTTTTTGTTCCTTTACTAAGAATGGACGATATTTAACAGTTGTTCCTGTTGATGGTAAAGTCAATTCAAATATTGGATTGCTAATTTTTGGTAAAGCCATAGTATTTTCTCCGAAAAGTTATATTAAAAAAATGTGATTATCTTATATCAATTAAATTCATGATATCTATAAGATAACGTAACGCCAAATCGCTGATATGTGTTAATTTCTTCCCATGTCGCATTCATAGGTGTAATTGCAATAGGATAAACGTGATAGCATGTGTATGTTAAAACTGCATCACCAATATCGTTAAGTTGAGAAACCTGAAGTATGTTTCCCAAAGCATATTCTGAATAGAATGCAACAGTTCCAGCCTGTGGATTATCACCAGGCTTCACAATAAAGTCCATCCATTTTTCAAAGAACTTACGTTCAGCCATATCTTCAGCACAAATAACGGACAACTGAATGTCATTATAAGTTGTATCATAAGGAAGTTTTAATGTTGTTCCTGATCCCATATCATCAGTAGTAGCAATTGTTCTTCCTGGTATTTCTGCTTTCTCACATCTAAATTCAAATGTATTTGCTATAGTAGATATTTGAGGCTGATCTGCTCTGCCAGATGTACTAGCCATGCTTAGTCTGACCCTAAAGTTATTCGGACGAACAAGTCTACCTAAAGATTGTCTTAATTTTGATATCGAATAATTTTGAGGTCTTTGTGCTGTTACTGTAACTGTATTAAGAGTTGTTGCCATCTTATGTTCTTCCTATCTTTTTGCGTGACTCTTCCCAAACACGTCCTGTGTCTGCTTTTCTGAAAGACTCTGTTGGTAGAAAAATAGCAATATCCCATTCGTTTACTTGCACTTCTAAGAATTGTGAACGAACTTGACTTCTTAGATATTTCTTTAGCATCGGTTTAAAGTATCTGTACTTAGATGCAGATTGTAGAATAGAATATGAAATTTTAACTTTTGTTGTGTCATCATATTTTTTGTTTGTTAATGTGGAATACAATGCATTCATTAATTTAGCACGTAGCACTGGAGGTAAATAGTGAAAGTTGATTCCTAAGAATCCATCAGAGTCCATTCTGACTGGAAAGATTAATGGGAATGTATCGTAGTATGGTAAATCATTTTTTGTTTTTGGATCGTATTTGAATGCATACATGTATCCAAATTCCATTGACGAAACTTTTCTTGCCTCATCGGTTCTTTTCTCAAAGACTGATGGACTTATGTTTGACATTAATTTGCCAGCCGCAGACCTGTACCAATCCCTTGCCGCAACGGTTCTTGCAGGAATGATGCCTTGTCGTGCGCCTTGAATGAGTATATTATCGAATATCATACTTCTATTTATCTCAAATCTTTGTCAGTTATGATTTTAAATTCCCAATTTCTTTCAATTGAGTACTTTGTTGCCGCTTCCCATTTTGCTTGATTGACACCCCATGTCATCACTTCATTGATGAATCGTCTAGTTGGTTTACCATTGGGTGTGTTTTTTCTAACAGGCGGCCGTGTTTGTATGTCTGGCTTGACTTCAATCAGTACAGATTTTATCTCTCCGTTTTTGTCTTTGTATTTCATCCAGAAATCAACAAAATATCTATGATATCGATTGTCAACAGGAGACACATAAGGCACGACAACTTCTTCGGAAGACCATTCAAGTATAGATGGAGTCTCATCACAATACACCATGAATCTTCTCTCCAACAAACTACGATACACAATATTTGTTGGGTTGCCTTTATACTTTTGATAGTTTTTAGGCTTAAATTTACCTTTGTATGACATAAATAGAATAATAGAATTTAATAAGGAATTAGAAATATGGCAACGCCATTTGAATTAAACACAAACATAGGAGCATATCCAGCGTCTGGAACTTTAATTTTTGGTTCCGATTATGGACATTCCAACTTTGTAACTCCCATGGCTCGATTTGTATTCTACGATAATTTGGGAGCGGGTCAAGCAACCGGATCACCAGTCATATTTATACGTATGGCTGGAGCGTTTCAAAGCGCACTTCAAAATGGATATTCAGAAAGTCAGAACATTTTTGGATCGCCAACACAAGGTGGTGATATAGACTTTGCATATAATACTGTTAAAGGTGGAGTTGATGCGCTCTATAAACAATTGGTTGGGGGCGCCGCTGGCGCACAAAGTTTTATTGCATCTGCTGGTCAATCGGGAAAAGCACAATATGAATTCATGACAAGAAAAGTTTTGAATACGTTTCAACAATTAATTTATCAAGGTCCAACATTTAGAAGATTTACTTTACCGTTCGTAATGAAACCGACAAGTTTAGCAGAAGCAGAAAAAATGACAGCTATCATTAAAACGTTTAGAATTGCATCATCGGCTAAAGGAGCCGGTAGTGACTTAAGGGCTGAAGGAACGGCCGCCAACTCAGTTACCGACAATAAAACTGAGAGTAAAGAAGATCAAGATAAAGAATTAGCAGAAAATACCAAACTTACAACAGATCAAATAAATTCTCTTTTTGCTGGAGGAAGTGTAGAAGGCTCATCGAATAGAACATTTAGTTTTGGGTATCCAGACATGTGTAAATTTCAAATTGTACTTCAACGAGTAACTGCTCAAGGATCGGCAAGTGACACCGCTTTGGCAGAAGTTTTTGGTAGTGAGTATTGCGTCATAGAAAACGTACAAGTTGATTATGGATCACAAAATAAAATGGTTTTCTTTTCTTCAGATGGTACTGGTGGTAAATACTATCCATCAGAAGTTACTCTAAGTATCGGTTTAAGAGAAACAACGTTGCCGCTTGCAGGACAAATTGCAGACGGACAAAGCGGAAACAGGACAATTTTCTAATGAGTTTATTCACATACTACCCCAAAATCGCTTATAAGATAGATGATTACAACTATCTAAAAGCAATCGATATCAATGTCGTATCAAAAGTAAAAGACTATATTACACAATATAGGTCGATTGGATATACGCCATATGTTGTGCAAGACGGAGAAAGTCCTGACTACATCTCATACAAATTTTATAATAATCCAGGATACGATTGGATCATCATGCTAACAAATAACGTGCATAGCATTTATGATGACTGGCCAAAGACCACAGAAGTATTTAAAAACTATATTACTGAAAAATATGGTAGTGTGGAGAGTGCATTATCGACAACAAAGTATTACTATGACAGTTCTGAAAACATTATAGACGCTGTTGAATACGCAAGTTTATCTTCCAATAATAGAAGTGTTGAAACTGTATATGAGTGGGAATTAAGATTGAACACAAATAAATCTAAAATTAAAATTTTAAACCCAAATATGATAAGCACACTAGAATCAGGATTGAGATCAGTTTTAAGTAAACCGATTGTATAACATATGAGCGAATATTATTCTTTGCCGTATCCATTCGGAAAAACAATAGATGATGTTGGATTCGAAAAAGCGAGTTTAACACTAAACACAAAAGATATAGTACCAAGAGCAATTGGAGGAAGTTTCGTAATTAATCAATTGTCTATTGTGACAAGACAAGGCTTGCAGATATCTTTATTAGAAGCATTTGAAAGTTTAGACATTGAAGAAAATATATTTTCATCTGCAATTGTTGGATCGGTTACTTTGACTGACCTTGGCGGTGGTATAGAAAAGTTTCAACTTCAAGGTGGTGAAAAGTTATTAATACAATTCGCTAAACCAAACACAAATGAAATCTTAATTTGGCGTGAAGATTTAATTATCAACAAGATTGGCGCACATACAGTCAATATGGACAGTCTCGGTGCAAGATATTTACTCTATTTCTCATCTAGAAGTTTTGTAAATTCGATGAAAAAGAATTTATATAAAAGTTACAAGAACATGTCTATTGCGACTGCCGTTCGTTCTATTTTTAGTGAAATGTCTTCAAATGATTTGATGTTAGAAGATCCAAAAATAACAATAACTAATCCTTTCATATCTACAGGATTAATGCCACACAAAGCAATTGAAGCATTGGCGCAAAGGTCTTGTTCTAACTCAAAATTCTTTTTATTCTTTGAAAGATTTTTTCCTGTAGTCGGAACATATGCTGATGGAAAACCATTTGCATCGACACACTTTTTCGGAAGTTATGATAAGTTGGTAGAAGATTCTACCGCAGGTGGTGTTCATAATGTAGTTTATAGTCCAAATGAAGATGCTAAAATTGAACCAAATTATATTCGAACTAAGAGAGTGACAAAAAAAGATAACTTTAATCATCTAGAAATGATGTTATTTGGGCATTACAATACGACAATAACATCTCTCGATCCAATCAAGAGAAATTCTACAATAACTAATATTGGATATTCAAGAGAAGACACTAGCACTAAAGATTTTTACACAAATAAACTTATAGATAAAAACAATATCTTTAATACCTATAACGATAAGAACGGAGAAACTCCAGGAAGAAAATTAATCTTTTCTTCTCCATACTTCAATGATCCAATTCAGAGAAGCAATTGGTTAAAGGATAATATTTTTGGCAGTTTGTCAAAGAGCATGTTTAAGTTAGAAATTGATATTCAAGGTGCGACAAACAATATTGGTGCTGGACATATTATCAATCTTTTAATTCCCAGTTCGCTAGATAAAAAACTGTTACCTGGACAATCAAATCTTCTTACTGATGAATATCATAGTGGCAAATACTTTGTGGCTGGAGTTAAACACAATATTACACTAACATCATATATCAAAAGATTGGAATTATCAAGAGGTTCGATTCCGATGGATTTTAATAAAAACGATTCGACAGAAAAAGATTTGTCAGAGTTACAATACCTATAAGAGAGTTACTTCAAATGACTTTAAAACTTAAATTTTCAGAGTACGTAGACTTAAAAGACTACAAAGCGACTCAGCTTATAGAGAAGCAAATACTCTATAACAATGGCGCAAAGTATGGACAGATTGTCTTTCTTGCTGGTGGTGCAGGTTCGGGTAAAGGCTTTGCTGTTCAGCACTTTATGCAAGGGTCTGAGTTTAAGATTCGTGACGTTGACGAATTGAAAATTGCATTTCAAAAGTTAGATGCACTTGGTAAATTTACGACTCAAGACTTGCTTGATAAGTACGGCGACAAAATTTCTGAGAGAGATAAAGACCTTATTAAAAAAGAATTGATTGATAAAAATTTAAAGATGGGACAATTGGATTTAAAAACTCCAACTCATGTTTATATTCTACATGTTTTAGTTCGTGCGACTGACGTAAAAAACAAAACACTAGACTTAATGCTTGCTGGCGCTGAAAAAGGGCAATTGCCAAATCTTATTTTTGACAGCACATTTAAAGAAGTTGAAGATATGACAAGTGTTTTACCAAAACTGTTTGATGCTGGATACGAACCAAAGAACATTCACGTATCTTGGGTTTTGACTAACTATCAGATTGCAATCAAGAATAACAAATCAAGAGCAAGAGTTGTGCCAGAAGATATTTTACTTGCTACTCATGCGGGTGCGGCACAGACTGTATATAATTTAGTGACAACAGCTATGCCGCCAACTGTTCAAGGCGGCATTTATGTCATTCTAAATAATCCGGAGAATACAATTTTCATTGTTGATCCGCAAACAAATAAAGCGTACAGAGACAAGAAGGGCAATCCTGTTATTAAAGACTTTAAGTATTTGACACTAAAAGAACCAGGAAAACCTGCTAAGAAAGAACTCGATGTGAAAAAACAATTACTGACTTGGATTAGAGATAATGTTCCTCCAGGCGCAGTAGACACATCAGAATTAGATAAGCTATGAAAAAATTTAAAGAGTTTATACAAGGCACCACACTTTCAACTGAAGAGTGGGAAGAAGAAGTTTACGGTCCAGAATTAATTGAGACACTTAAACAAGTAGACGGCAAGTGGGCGTTAGTTTCTAAGAAGACTGGCAAGCCATTGCGCTATTACAAAGGTGAAGGTAAGCCATCAGACGAATGGGTTGCGGACCAAGAGAGACAAATTCAATATTTTAAGCATGTAGGATAATTGATGAAAAATTTTATTGGGCAAGATGGATTTGTTTGGTGGATTGGAATTGTTGAAGATATCAACGATCCATTGACGCTAGGCAGATGCAAAGTGAGATGCTTTGGATATCATCCAGCAAAGTCAACCAATCTAGTTCCGACTGAAGACTTGCCTTGGGCGTTAACTATTCACCCTCTAAATACTCCAAACCTATACGGAACACCGAAAGCTGGAGATTGGGTTTTTGGTTTCTTCTTAGATTCTTTATCTGCACAAGAGCCAACGATTCTTGGATACTTACCTGCGATACCAGAAGCTGCCACAGAGTATTTCGGTACTGCACCAAGCATGACTAGAAATTTTGCGACTGTTACTGAAAAGAATTCCGTTGTATGGAACACAAATGATGATAAGATTACACTTTCAACGAACACTAATTTTAGACTTCATGGAAATGCAGAGTTAAGATTTTCTGATGGGTTGAACAATACTACCCTGAATGAATTGATATTAAGAATAAAGGCACTAGAAGATAAGAACATACTGCAAGACGCTGAAATTGCTGTTGCTAAGACTCTTCCGGTACCTGCGGCTTAATGTAGTTAATATCATAGGCTACACAGTAGTGTAACACTATGTCAAGTAAATGTCAACATCTATAAGGAAATAATTATGACAAATCACGAAAACTTAGTAAATTTATTTGAATCATATCTTACAGAGAATGCAAAGTTTGATGAGAAGGGCAACAAAGCCGCTGGCACTAGAGCAAGAAAAGCATTAGCAGAGTTTACTAAAGCCGCAAAAGAACGAAGAAAAGAAATTCAAGAGTCTAAAACGGCAGAACAAACAACATAAATAAAAAGAAAAAATGGCAGAAATCGCATTCTTCAAAGACTTATCTTTAGACTTCACTCCCCATCCGGTGAGTGGAGATATTCGTCCTGTTATAAATGAAGTCGCAATCAGAAGATCAATAATTAATTTGATTCGAACTAAAAAGGGGTCTAGACCCTTTAATCCATTGTATGGATGTAATTTGAGTGATTATCTTTTTTCATATGAGCCTGGCTTCTCTGAATTCAACATGAAAAAAGAAATAATTGACGCCATCGTAAGACATGAGCCTAGAGTTACTGTTGATGAAATAGACATTAAGTATGATGAATACGGAATCACATTAAACATACAGTATATCATAAAAAACATTAATAGAGTAGGTTCTATCACAACATCGTTAGCAAGGGCGGCATAAAATGGCCATAGACAACAATTTAAGAGTAGACGAACTTAATTTTGAAGGTATTAAAGATAACTTCAAAAGATACTTGCAGGCACAGGATCAATTCAGAGATTATAACTTTGATGGTTCTGGCATGTCCGTTCTTTTGGATATGTTAGCTTATAACACATACTACAATTCGTTCTATCTGAACATGGTAGCATCTGAGGCATTTTTGGCAACAGCACAAAAAAGAAATTCAGTTGTAAACTTAGCCAATTCTTTGAATTATCTTCCGAGATCAACATCGTCAGCATCTATCACAGGAACAATATCACTCACGGTTGCGAATGCTCCATCTATTGTTACTATTCCAGAATACACAGAATTTAATGGCACGATTGATGGAGTTTCATATAAATTCCTAAACGTCAATTCGAAAACTATATCATCGAACGCCGGCGTATTTTCTGATACTATCACACTCAAAGAAGGCACACTCATCACAACACGATATACTGTTGTGTCTGGTGATGCGGATCAAAGATTTTTAATTCCAAATTCAAGAGTTGATACCACAACATTAAATGTAACAGTTTTAAACTCTGCTGTGGACAGCACAACAAGAACATTCACACCATCAGAAAATCTAGTTGAACTTGATTCGTCATCTTTGGTGTACTTTTTACAAGAATCTGAAGATGGACTCTATGAGTTAAAATTTGGTGATGGCACTTTTGGTACAGCGTTGAGTAATGGAAACATTCTAGTCATTCGATATCTAGTGTCTAATGGCGCACTTGCAAATGACATTAACGTATTAACATATGCAGACACAATCACAAACGTTACGGCTGCAACTTTTACCGCATCTGGTCCAGCAACTGGTGGTTCGGCTAGAGAGTCTGTTGCACAAATTAAATTTAATGCACCAAAATCTTATGAAGCACAAAATCGTGCAGTAACAGCCGAAGATTATAGAGCATTGTTATTGGCACAGCCAACAGTAGACTCTGTTGTTGTGTGGGGTGGTGAGGACAATGATCCACCTACATACGGAAAAGTTTTTGTTGCAATTAAACCAACCACAGGTTCGGTTCTGACTGCAACAGAGAAACAAAACTTAATCAATTCAGTAATTAATCCTAAGAAGATTCTAACAGTACAGACTGAGATTGTTGATCCAGAATTTCTGTATGTCACGATATCAAGTGTGGTAAACTATGATGCAAAGAAAACATCACTCTCAGCAGATACTGTTTCTAATTTAGTCTTAAATGTTATAAAAAATTACAATGATGCAGAAATCAACACGTTTGGCACATACTTTAGATATTCTAAACTATCAAGATTGATTGATGTTGCAGAACGTTCTATTTTAAGTAATGTGTTAACTGCACAAATGAGAAAAGAAGTTTCGGTTCAATTGGGTGTTGGAACACGATATGAAATTAATTTTTCTAATGCAATTGACAATGCGACAAATAATAGACCAGGAACACATCCTTTTGGTGCTGGTAACAAAGTAACATCAAACTCATTCACACTCGGTGGTTTTTCGGATTGTTTTTTAGAAGATAATAATGGCATAATTCGCATCTATAGAACATTGGGTGTAGAAAATGTTGCCGTATCTATTAATGCGGGAACCGTTAATTATGCAACAGGCAAAATTGTATTAACGAATTTTGCGCCTACAGCATTCAAAGATGGTGGTACGACATTAAAGTTGACTGCATCTCCACAAAACAAAGACATTCTTCCTCTGAGAGGTCAAATCATTTCAATTCGTGATGAAGATATTTCAATCAGTGTAATTGATGACAATTCGATCAGCTTAGTATACAGATAAAAAATAAATGTCAGATTCTAAATTCAAGCCATCATTTGGCATAGACACAATACTTTCGGGCGACATGGCCGCTGAGTCCGATAAGTTTTTGTTGTTTATGAAAGCATACTATGAATGGATGCAAACTACCAAAATAGAGATAACAAGTACAACTGGAACATTCGTTCGAGGTGAAACTATTATTTCTGCCGCTGGCGCAACCGCAATTGTCAAAGAAGTTGTTACTGGCGAATTGATTGTGCAGGTTGATACTAGAGCGCCATTTAACTTGTCTGAAATTATAACTGGACAAACATCAGGCGCAACCGCAATCGTAAGCGTTGTTCGAGATAACGTTGTACGTAAGACAGGAAAAATATTAGACTATCGCAACATCGAAACGTCTATTGACAATTATATTGGATATTTGAAAGATGAGTTATTTCCTAGCATTCCAATCACATTCAATGGTGATAAAAGAACCATTGCTTTAAAATTTAAAGAATTTTTTCAGTCTAAAAGTAACGAAGATTCTTATCGATTTCTTTTTAAACTATTGTATAATGATAACATTGAGTTTTATTATCCAGGTGAAGATATTCTACGTATATCTGATGGTAACTTTGAAAAAACTCAAATCATTCGAACAAGATCAAAAGCGACTGGTGTAAATGCTTTAGGTAATTCATTTGACAGAGATATATTTTTATTTCTAAACAAAACAATTCGTGGAAAAACTTCAGGGTTTCTTGCTAACGTAGTTGACATTAAAAAATTCTTCATAGGGTCAATTGAAGTCGCTGAGATGACTTTAAAACTTGTCAGCGGTGCATTCGTTGCAGGCGAAAACATTGAAGATATTACTGACACAAACTTAGTCACAACAGTATATGGTATCCTGTCTGGCATCACTATTGTCGATGGTGGATCAGGATACGCAGATGGCGATATCATTACAATTTCTGGTGATGGTTCGGAAGCGCAAGCTAGAGTTTCATCGATTAAAGACTCGCCAATCAGTGCATTGTCTATTAATTCTGTCGGGCACGGATATCAATTAAATACAACTGCGACAATCAATAACTCCGGAACAGGCGGTTCAGGATTGTCCATAAAAGTTACTGAATTAGCAAACACATATACAGTAACCTCTGGTGCAAACACATATAATGTTGGTGAAATCTCTAAGATATCTATTATCAATAGAGGCGAAAATTATTTTAAAAAGCCAGGAATCACATTACAAGATACAACAATTGCATCTTTAGGTTTACTGTCTGATAAGTTAATTACTATCAGCAATGCTGGCTCCAATTACGGCGTTGGAAATACTCTTATCTTTACTGGCGGTGCTGGTGCAAATGCAGTTGGACAAATTGCTTCTGTTGTAGAGACAACAACATTTGACCTTCTATTCGAAGACGGCTTTCAGATGAAGGCTGATGGTAGTTATTACGACATTATTAAGAATGAAGATTGGTTAGTAAAGGGTCCAATCAAACGCATCGAGTTAACTAATTTTGGTACTGGCTACACTTCAACAAGCCTGCCAGTAATTACCATCTCTACGACAACTGGTTCTAGCGCAAATTTAATTGCAACAAATATTCAAGGCAAGAGTGCAAACGTTACTGTTGACACATCCAACAATATCACAGGTATTGGTTCGATTCGTGCAGTTCAAATTACAAATTTTGGTATCAACTATAGCACAGCAAACGCAATCGCAAACACAGTCGGTGATGGCAATGCAAATCTGACAGCAACTATTTCAGGGCTTGGAATTAAAGATGGTGTTTGGGTGGGTGATGATGGTAAGATTGATTATAAAATTATTCAAGACTCATATTACTATCAAGACTACTCTTATGTTATCAAGAGTGGTTTAGCATTTGAAACATATTCGGATACACTGAAATCTATTATTCATCCTGCTGGTTTGATATATTTTGGTGAAATTCAGATTCTCAATGATATGACTGTTTCTTCAAGTTTACTTGATAATCTTGAGAGAATGATTGTTCGAATATTCAGTGAATTCTCTGTGGGTGGACAGTACGCCGATTCGTTTATATCAATGACGTTGACTGTTGAAAGTCCGCTCATCACTGTTAACACCGATTTGAACGTTCAAGAGTACACTATAAAATTATTGACAGAGAATGCCGCAGACGTTTCAATTGACAGAACATTCGTTGTACAGGTTCCGCTAGAATCGGATGCGAGTATGCTTCCAATACCAATGGCTGCGATAAAACGACTTACATCAGGGTCGAATGAAATCAAAGCATATGGTATCACATATGAAGATATTCCTCTATTCTCTACTGGCGTATTCGGTGATGATTGGATCAATACCCCGATTTCAACATTAGAGAACGTTGCATTTGATGATCCATATTATGAAACTCCAGCGTATCAATCTGTATATTCAATAATAGATAAATTTCCTAATGTCGTAAATCTTGAAATATCTTTAAATCAAGAATACTATGTTAAAATTCCTTCATTAGGATTCATGTCATATACGACAGAATCTGTAATTACAACATCTTCAACATCGATAGATACTGTATACTTAAAAGATGTTATCGATAATTCATCATCGGTAGCCAATACATCGTATGTATCATACGTTCCAATATCTGGCACAGTTTCTTCAGCAGTACAAGATTATTCTACATACACTCTTGCCGCATTTGAAAACGTTGCCATTAACGCAATCGATAGCGTTGTGATTAGTGCAACTGCGCCGGTTGTAGTTGGTGTGGGAACTAATTTTGTGGCAGATTTCGATGGCGGTGACGTATTTGTTGCCAACAATGAATATTTCATAATTCAGGCGGTGTTTGGTGCAACAAACATGGTCATAGATAGAAGTCCAGCAACACCATTTACTAATGTTGTTGCATATAAAATAAATCCATAAAATTTCAAAAAACTTTGTATAAATAAGTAAATGAAAAACAACTTTAAGTATCGCATTCAAAGGGAGAACACCTAATGGCATCAATTGTAACTACAAAATTCAGAGTACACAATGCAGAGCAATTTGCAGAAGCATTTTCTGAAACGTCAAATACTATCATGTATTTGTTTATTGGAAAAAGTACCGCATTTCCAAACGATAACGCACCTCCAACACCAGTAAATTCAACTGCAAACGTTGAATACACTCCGTGGCGTGATATGTACGCCGCAAAGCGTATTACCACAGCAGACGTATCACATGCTATTCCAAGATATGATTGGACTGCTGGTACAGTTTATGTGCGATACGATGACACAGACACGAACTTGCTTGAGTCTGATAATTTTTACGTTGTTACTGAAGATTACAATGTGTATAAAGTTTTAGGTAATGCTGGCGGAACAGCGTCAACGACAAAGCCATCTGGCACAAGCACATCACCTTTCACTACAGCAGACGGATACATTTGGAAATACATGTACACAGTCACTACTGCTAAAGCGTTGAAGTTTTTGACGAACGATTACATTCCAGTGCAAACACTTGCTTCGGATGATGGTTCAGATCAATGGGACGTACAAGTTGCAGCCGTTGATGGTGGTATTCACGTTGTCAACGTAACGGCAGGTGGTTCTGCTTACGGTTCAGCGCCAGCAGTTACTATTACTGGTGATGGTACAGGCGCTACAGCAAACTCAACAATTACTGCTGGTGTTGTTACCGCAGTTACAATTACAAATCCTGGTACAGGATACACAAGAGCGCAAGTTGCATTTGCTACTGGTTCCGCTGCCGCTACTGCTGTAATTTCACCAAAAGGTGGACATGGTTCTAACGCAGTTGAAGAACTCGGTGGTAAGTACATCATGCTCAACGTTCGTTTAGATGGCACAGAATCTAATACATTCT